GGTTTATGTTGGTCGGGCAGCAGGCTGAGTTCGATCGATCGATCGCAAAAAAGGTGAGGAGCGCGGCAGCTGCATACGCTCACAACACCAAGATGCCATCTTATGGCTCGCCACGTAAGGCATTCAAATGCTGGGACACGGGGGCAATATTTGTGGTTCAGCGGATCTTATGATCCGCCGAACATCTCCTTCATAAAGTCATCGACAGAGCCGCCATAGGACGGACGTAGAGCCCATCTTCCTGACTGCGGTATGAAGATTTTCCCCTCGCGGTGGAGATCGCCAGAAGTCATGGCAAGCTCGCTCCACCGCTCCCCAGCATCATCCTCGCGGAGGATCCAGATCCCATCTGCATCCTCCTCAATCCGTACGGTGCGGCCCTGTCTCATTTCGCCACCTGTGTCTTGAGCCATTTGCGGGCAGCTGCGAGGGTCTTGAAGTCGAACCCGAGGTCGTAGCCGTTCTTGTCGAAAATGTACCAGACGCCCGTCGCCATCTGAGTGATCAGATACGAGCCGTCACGATACTCATGGGTGCCAAGACCCGTTTTGCCAGCGCGGGGGTTGCTCATTTCGCCACCAGCCCATGGTCTTCGTAATAGGCTTCGTATTTCTCGCCAATGTACTCGATGTAGTTTTTGGCAGCCTCTTCTGGCGAACGGCCAGAGATCATGATGCCGAAAACGTCCAAAGGATCCTCGAGGTTCTCGTCGTCCACGAAGGCGTAGGGCACGTCTTTGCCCATGATCTTAACATAATTGATGCCGAACACGATCTCATCGCGGTAGTCAGCGAGCACGCCGTAGATCTTGAGGTTCTTGAAGGGGTTTTTTACGGAAACGGTTACCATCTTAAAATCTCCAATTTAGAGGCCACCAGCGGCCTGCCCAATTCTTATCTCACGAATCACAAACCAGTGCAAGCAAAAAAATGCACTAACCTCAAATAATATGCCCGGCATTATAAGCCTGCGCGAATGCCTTTAGAGCATCGAGGCGGATGTGCTTGCCCTGCTTGATTGCGGTCCCAGAGAAGCAGAACGCAAACTGCCTGCCGCGCTCATAGAGCCAAATGTCCTTCCCGAAGGGATACGCGTCAGGGTCGAGCGGGAAACCTTTTTGGGCCTCCTCAAATCCTCTACGGAATGCCGCAGCGTTCAGGATCGAACGGAATGTGACGGTCTTTGTTTTGGCATTTGCCATGGTATCTGCCCCTCACTGCACGGTGATTTCAGCGGGTGGAGCGCACACGCCTGACGTGATCAGGTTGTGCGCCATGCGGCCGTATGAGCCCTGCAGGGTCCATACGATGCCTGTATCGATCAAGGCCTGCCAAGCCTCGATGACGGTGTCGAAATCGGCTTCTGCGTCGCCTTCTATGATCATGATTGCATCGAGAGTGTTCATGTTAGTTTCCTTTGTGGCAGACTTGGAAGTCGATCAGGTATTGGGCTTGTTCAGCGTAGCATGGGCCCATATTCCAAATTAGTCCTGCATTGATAAGGGTCTGATAGGCTTCGACCTCGATATTAAAATCGGTGTCTTCGTCGCCATACTCTACAACTTGGATCGCGTCAGAAATGTTCATTTTAAAATCTCCAATCTAGTCGGGTCCAACCCCGAACGAGAATCATAAAACCATAACCCAGGATTTAGTGCAAGTAAAAAAATGCATTTACTGAAGAAAAAAGAAGGGGCCCCGCAAGGCCCCTAAAGTGGGGAGGATTGCCCTGATGAAGACAATCCCATAATTATATCACAAGCCAGATTCTTCCTCAATTCGGTTGAGATACCACTGGACGTGCTCCTCGAAGGGGGGAGCCTTGCCGTCCGCCATAAGCTTGATGAAGACCTCGATCGCGATTTGGTACATGCTCGAGGCATATGCGCCGCGAGGGTCGAAACCCTTACGGACTGCGTCTTCTGCGTATGCTTTGCGAAGTCGATCGCATTCTTGGAAAATGTCAGTCATCTAAAATCTCCAATCTAAAATCTAACAACACAAAACCCATAACAGTATCTGCAAAATATTGCAAGCACAAAAAGAGGGAGCCGAAGCCCCCTCTTTCTGGCCTGCGATACCAAGCCTAGCCCAGCTGTTCCAAGCCTTGCCGTCCACGTCGAGCCTGCGTTGCTTGGCCTAGTCTGGCCGTGCGCCGCGTTGCCACGCCTGCCTTGCTCGTCCTTTCCTTGCCGCGCCGTGCCAGTCCCCGTCTCGCCTGCCTCGCCTGTCTGCGCCGCTCCATGCCGCGCATCGCCCTTACATGCGATGCCTCTCCGCGCCTGCCCTGCCATGCCCAGCCAGACCGGGCCCTGCCTTGCCGAACGTTGCCTAGCCTGCCGTGCCTTGCCTTGCCCCGTTTTGCCTCGCCCTGCCGAGCCGTGCCTAGTCTCGCCTGCCTAGCCCCGCGAATCCAAGCGGGGCCTACCTAGTCAAGCCTGCCTTGCCCAGCGTCGCCATGCAGCTCCAATCCAGCCCATGGGACGCCTGCCATGCCTCGTCTCGCCCTGCCACGACATTCAACGCCTTGCCTGCCGTGCCCAGCCGAGCACTGCGCGGCCCAGTCACGCCTTGACGCGCCTCGCCTGCCCTGCAGTGCCTATCCACACCTACCGAGCCCAGCTCTGACATGCCGAGCGTTGCTTTAGGCAGCATTCTCAAGAATTAGTTTATCCTTGAGCCTCTCGATGTGCTCGATGAGCTCGTCGAGCTCTGGCGCAGCCAGATTCTTAAGCATCGTCGCACACGTCGTGAGTGTGATGAGTACGATCGAGATCCGATCGGCATGGCGAACCACAACTTGCTGCGTGGTTTCGTATCCCGTGCCTGTCGGCGATCGTACGAATACAGGAACCCGCACAACTTCATTATCTGCGCGGATGACTTCGACCTTTATGCGTTTGATCAAAGCGCGAGCTTGTTGAACGCGATAGGCTTGAGCTGCTTCCGTATCATCCCACACGAATTGATCATGCATGGATGAGTTGGGGTTTCTCGCAGCCTCGACGACTTGCTCTGGCTCGAGATAGCCGTCTTTTGCAAGAGACTGCAGCTCTTCTTTTATTGCATGAATATCCACATCAAGCTCCTTCAATTTCAAACGTCCCAAAACCGAGCCCCGTTGATGACTTAGAGTCATGACGACCTTCACCGATACCGACTTGCACGCCAGCGCGCATGAGAAGGTTTGTCACGTCTTTAAGAGTGAATTGATCAGCATCATATTTGACGCGCAGATCAATATGCCACTTGCGCCACATCGGCCGAACGCGAATGTCGACAACGCCTGTAGCATTACGCGTATGCATATCGAGGCGTTCCCAATCACCGTGCAGGTGAACGAGCGGCACACCATCGACAGCATCAAACGTGTCTGCTTCGACGAAGATCGAGAGCTTTGCAAGTGTCATCTTAAAACCGACAAGACGGCATGCCGAGATCATGGCATTGCGGAATGCGCCTGCTGGCACACCGTTCTTGCCATCGACGCCGATATGCATAGCATCGCGGCAATCTTGATCGAAGTCTCGAGCATCGCGGATCTTCTTGCCTTTTGCTGTTCCGCCTGCTTCCATCTTCGCCATCATGGCAAGCTTTGCTTTTTGTGAAAAGCGCGCCTGAACAAATGGTGCTGTGCCGATAAGCTTAAAGCTTGCTGTTTGTATTTTTGGTGCTGTGATTGCTACTACTTCTGTCTTCTTTGTTTTATCTAACATCTTAATATTTTCCCTCTGAATTGCCCCTGAACAGCGAGGCCCTGTCTTAATCCTTAATAAACCTCCACCCGATCATCGCCATACCGATCATTATCATCCATACGCAAAAGATAAGCGGTATCGATATCAACAAACTAATCCAATCTACAAATCCGCATGATTCCATCACTTTACCTCCACACATGAATATCTAAATAATTTGGCACTATTTTCTGGCAAACTAGATGCTTTGTTGGCGGCCACCTCACAAACGGCTTGCGATGTAAACCCACTAATTTGCGTCAGAGCCACGCTATCACCTTTGGCCCACGGGCCTGCATAAATATATATGATCAATACCCACATCACTCACCATCCTTCAGCGCGGCGACAGCAATTTCATGCACATTCCATTCACATGGAAGCAGCGATATTCGTCTTAATGCTTCCAGCAACCGCTCAATCTTGTCATCTTTTTTAATCACGTCGTCTAAATACGGGCAGTCACAAACGGGGTTCTTTAATTCTTCCCGCAACCGCTCAATCTCGTCGGCGGCTTCTTCTGCCATTTTGTATATCGTGTTTATATCTACGTATCCGGCTTCACGCAGCCGTTTAGCTACTGCTTTTGCGCTACACCAGCCATCTTTGTCAGCAATTTCTTGCAACACCTTACGCAACCGCTCAATCTCGTCGGCGGCTTCCGGCCCATCTGGATTAACAAAACGTTGCTCTGCTCCGTAATCATCTGCATCACAAGGCTCATCCCAACTAAATCCATTGGGAGCATCATTACGTTCTCTTGTGTATTTAACACGCTTCAACCGTTCAACAATATCCATCACTCTCCCTCCTTCAGCGCGGCATTAGTAATTTCTTTTAATGCCTTATTAATTCTATCTTGCTCTCGACGCATAAGCATAAGCGCGTCCAAAGCATTATCACGCTGACGCTCTGCCTCTGCGAGGCGCGCCCGCAGCTCGATAATGTGTTCGATCGTCAAAGCGTCAGCGTGTCTTTTCATTGTCCTAAAGCCTCTTCAATGTCGTTGCGTACTGTTGGCAGACTAACAGACCCACCCTCTCCACCGAGCGTAGCATAGCCTGCTACGTCATCCCAATGGTCGCGATGATTCTTATTGCCATTCAACAAGCGCGCAAGCTTCATGGCAATGCACTCGAGCGATTCTTTTTGTTGATCGTTCATGTCCTGCCAATTGCGGCCAGAGCGCATGACGTCCTTGAAAGACTGAGACAGGCTAGCAGTCTCCTTGTATACGCCGTGCGTCTTTTCTTTCTTCGATAGTGAAACGTTGATATCCATCTGTGACTCCTCTGATGCTGCTTTCAAAATTTCTGCAAGGTTCATTTTTTCTTCCATTTGCTTGGCTCGACCAGCGTGAACGTGCTTGCTGTTCGACCGTTCTCATCATAATTGCGATTTACTTTTACTGCTCCGCGTTTGATCAACATTCGCATGTTTGATGACGCGGTCCATGTATTGATTTTAAGCTCCTTTGCTAAGTTGACGTATAAGGTGGTGATACCCGTGTGGGTTCCATAGGTCAGGTACAACCTGATCCATAGCACTTTTGCTGATGACGAGATCTTATCGTTCTCGAGCACATGCAATAAAATATTATAGTCCATTGATGATTGCCTTCTTTAAATCTTCGTCTGACGCGAAGCGGTTTTTCTCATCATCTTTGCCAATGGTATCGGCTAAGGCGCGAGCTTTGATCTGTGCATCGCCACCGATCGTATAAACCTGAACGGGTATGGCATCGACGTCAGACACGATGTGTGCGGGATCCGCGACAACGCGAAACTTGATAACGCGACCTTTACGATCGGCTTTGATGACGCGCGCGATACGCCACTCGGAATAGCGCGTGGTTTTCATTTTGATGTCGGTGCTGCTGCGGTCGAACCTGACCGCAACAACATCACCCTTGACTACGGAGGCAGCCATTACGCGGCCTCCTTCTTCTTCTTTGCGACAACCTTCACAACGGTGAACTCTTTGCCGTCTTTCTTGCATGCCGAGAACAGATCGAACTGTTCCTTGGTGATGCCGTAATCGGCGAGGAGCTTGTCATAGTCGATGACAGAACGCTGCGAAAGCGTGATTGAGACGTCCTTCTCGGAGCCTTCATGGGTGCCGAGATCGTAGTCAGCTACAAACTGCTCCTTGGCAGCATCGTATGCCGCGACTGCAGCGTCAGCAGCTGCCTTGAGAGCGATAAGAGCGTCTGGGTGGATGCGGTTTGGAATATTCATTTTAAAATCTCCAATCTAGCGCCACAGCGGCGACGCCCCCTTCTCCCATATCCCGAAGATCGGTGCAAGCATTTTTTTGTAAATTCTAAAAATTATTTTATCTGAACGCGCGGCTCCCAAACGGGCGTGGCACAGGCAGACTGTTTTGCCCCTGTAAATCATTGTTATCTTGAGGTTTTTCATAAATTGCCTTTACGATTATGCGAGCGATCAAGCCCGTGATAATGAGGCCGCCAGCGGCCGCGATCAGTAGTGCAAGCTCATGTTTTGTCATTTTTTCTCATCTCCCATATGCGCCGCGCTTCTGCTTCGATGTGCGGACGAATCCTCGCCGGAATCCTCGCCAGCGCGGTTTTCCGCGAGGTTTTGTCTTCATGCTCCAAAACGGCGCATGCCGCCCGGTAGATCTCGATGCGGATCGCGGACCTGATGCCTGCATCGAGATCCTCAATCGGTTTCTTCCCCTCCATCACTTCCTTCATCTGAAAGCTCGGGCTCCCTGACGGCCAAGTAATCGTCGAAGGCTTCCCACGCCGCGTCCGCCCCGAGCGCGATGCAGACGAACGCCCCTGCTTTTTTGGCGGCATATAAAAACTCCTGTTGTCCATCCTGCCATTGGCTCTTGGTGTGGTCTCGACGCTTTATCTCGCACACAAATGTGGGAGCGCCGGGGATGATCACGTCTGACGCGCCCTTAACCATGCCTTCGGCTTTCTCTTTGGCAACCTGCCGAAAGTGCCTCTGACCCTCGTTGCGTGGGTGCAGCGCGATCAGGCCATAGGTGTCTTTGAACCCACGGCGCAGGCGATTGAAGAAGGTCACCTGCTCGAGCGTCTCGCTCGGGCATGCACCGCGATACTCTGTGTCGCCATAGACGGTGATGTTATTCGGGAGCTTCATCTGCGGGCCTGTTAAAGGCAAAGACTTTGTACCAGTCGCCGTCTTTGCGGTAAGTGATGGTCTCTGGCTCGTTGCCGTCTAAGGCAGCGTACATGTGCAATAGATTGTAAGCATCTTTATGCTTTGGATCCTTCTGAACCCAGAAGGAAAACGACCTATACTTCGTGACGACATTGATCTTGATCACCGGACGCCCAGCCTTTGAGACCGAGTGCCTTGATGACCAACCTATGACTTCGTCGGTCTGTTTCTGCGTCGGGTCTTTCTTCATCTCCGCGAATTGAATGCGAAGCTTTTCATTGGGATCGACAATCTCTGACTTGCATTCTGTGCAATGACGCGCAGCAATATCATTCTCGCTTTCGCATGTCTTGCATGTCTTAAATGTCCAACGATAGCGGCAGCGTTCGAGACCGCCTTTTGGCACGCGCACAAGACCATTGCAGCGCCGCCCGTGGTGCGCTGGCATGTCACCGAACTCGGTAGGGATCCGCATGCCATCGAGGTCAACGAAATAGCCGTAATCATCAACTTGATAATTCTCTTTGTTCACGCGGATCACAAATTGATTTATGACATCACAATAAGGGCATTTGCATTGAAGGAAGTTTAAGCTTTCGCTTCCACCCATAGGCCTGATTGTCGGATTGAAGATGTCGCCGTCTGGGCAATGCCGCTCGAGGTTCTCGGCGTAATCCAAAACGAGACAGTCCGTCTTGCCTTCGCACAAGCGCAATCCGCGGCCAATGATCTGCTGTAATAGACCCGGCGATTCTGTCGCGCGCAGCATGGCAATCACGTCAACGTGAGGTGCATCGAAGCCTGTGGTGAGCACAGCAACGTTCACAATGTATTTGATCTTCTGCGCCTTAAATGCAGCGATGATAGCTGCGCGCTCTTTGGCTGGCGTTTCACCTGTGACAATCGCGGAAAGCTCTGCAGGCAAGCTTTCGAGGCACTCGCGCGCGTGCTGCACGGTTGCCGCAAAGATCATCACACCTTTACGATCGCGGCTCTTTGCAACGACGTCTGCAATGATCTTTGCCGTCTTGCGGCCCTGCCCGATATAGGCGCGATCAACATCAATGGCGTTGAATTGGCCGCGGCTGTTCAGCTCCATATCAAGCGTATGATATGATTCAGCATCAATCGAACCGATCGTCGGCGGCGTAAGATATCCTTGCTCAATAAGCTCGTTTGCTGTGATGCGATCAACGAGCATGGCAAAGTAAGGATCTTTTGTTTGCTCTTCTGACACGGTGACATTATTATTC